GTGCCCCGGTCGAACTTGCGCGGCTCCTGCTTGGCGTAGAGCGGCAACGCCACCGTGTTGGCCGTCTCGTTGAAGTCGGCGGGTGCGTAATAGGTGGCGAAGGTGTCCATCGTACCCAGCGGGAAGGCGTGGCCCTCATCGTCCTCGACGAAGCGGCGCACGCCGCCTCCCGGTGCCGTCGCGCGACCGCGATGCTCCTCGAAGGTAATGCCGCAGAAGGTGAAGCCACTGCGAAGATCAGAGCGAAGCACCAGACCTTCCTGATAACGCTCGTAGGCTTTGACGACATCGTCGTGTTTGACCAGCGCCTCGAAGAAGTCCTTGCCGACAAAGACGTGCAGGCCCGTCATCCGCTCGCCCTGCAGGTTGTCCTCGACGTAGCGAAGCAGCTCGCGGCAGGCCTGTCCGACGTCGAAATCACTGTCGTGCGCGGCGATGTTCCACGCGAAGGTCTTCGGGGTGATGCGGAACTCGTCGTACAGGTTGTAAATCACGCTGCCGTCCGCATCGAGGATCAGCCCCTTGAGCGCGCCGAAGCGCAGGTGCTCCAGGGTGATCGCGTGCTTGTTGCGCATCGTCTGCAGGTGCTGCGCCATCACGCCCGCCACCGTCTGCAGTTCCGTCTCCGAGCCGAAGGCACGGATGCCTTGCACCTCCTCGGGCAGTACCACGTCATCGTGCGGGATGTGCGGGATGTGGAACGAACGCACGTTGCGCTGGCCGCGCACGCCGACCGTGCCCGGCGAGCCCACGGGCATCGTCGGCAGCAAGGTCAGCACGCCGTTCTGCTGCTCGACGATGATCGAGCGGAAGCGCTGCGGACGGTCGACGAACAGCCCCATCTGGGCCAGGCGGTCGTAGTTGTTGGGCAGCAGGTTGATGGCGGTCGTCAGTGCCGACATCGAGAAGGCGGGGTTTTCGAAGATGTTCTGCATGGTCAGACTCCTTGACGGACGAGGACGCCCAGCGCCTTGAGCTGGGCCATGGCCGACGCCTTCTCGGCAGCGGTGATGGCCTCGGGCCACACGAGCGCGTGGTCGGACACGATGGCGTGACGCGCAACGACGAGGCCGTTGTCACGGTCGGCCAGCGTGGCGTCGCAGTTTTGCAGCAGCACGCCTGCAGCGACCTGCGAACCATCCTCAGCGGACGGGTCGATCTGCTTGACCTTGCCGGTGGCGGTGACCATGCCAACGACCGTGCCCAGCGGCAGGTTCTGGCCTGCGGCCACGGTGACGCGGTCACGCGAGTACAGGTTGGGCGCTTCGTACTTGAGCAGGTCGCCCAGGTTCATGCCCTCGGTGAAAACGGTAGCCATTTCAAATCTCCTTCTTGAGCGTCGCCGCCTGGGCGGCGAGTTGCTTGGCCGCATCGATCAGCGGGTTGCTGGCAGTGGATGCGGCCGCATCGGGCGCGATGCGCGTGACGATCTCTGGGCTGGCGTCGGCCTGAGCGGCCAGCAATTGGCTGCGCACCTTGGCCGGCGTGACCTGTGCTTCGAGAAAACCCGCGATCAGGTCGGTGCGACCGGCGAGCGTGCAGGTCTGCGCGATCTCGACGGCCTCCAAAACGGTCAACGTGGTGGCGGGCGATTGAGCAGGACTGCCCACAGGATCAGCAAGAGGCCGATCCAGAGCAGCGGGGTCGGTTCGATCATTCATCAAGGACTCCTTGGGGTGGTTGCAGAAAAAGCCCGCCCGCGCGGCCACGGCCACCGGAGTCGGGTTGGGGGAAAGGGATGCGAGCAGCTGCGCCAGCGCGTCGTCGAAGGTGCCGACGGCGTCGGCCAGGCCCATGGCGACAGCGGCCTGCCCAAAAAACAGTCCGGCCTCGGTGTCGCGCACGGCGGACGGCTCCAGCCGGCGGTTGCGGGCCACCGTCTCGACGAACAGGCCATAGATGCGATTCACCTCCGCCTTGAGAAAGGCGTGGGCCTCGCTCGAGATCGGCTCGTGCGGGTTGAGGTCGTTCTTGCGGTCGCCCGCGAACACGGCGGTGTAACGAACGCCGTCCTGCGCGTCCTTCTCGGACTGGTCGACGTGCATCGCGATCACGCCAATCGACCCCACACCGCCCGTGCGCGAGACGAACACACGGCTGGCGGCGGACGCCAGCGCGTAGGCGGCCGAGAAGGCCATGTCGTTGGCCACGGCCCAGACCGGCTTGATCTGGCTGGCTGTGCGGATACGGTCGGCCAGATCGAACACACCACCCGACTCGCCACCCGGCGAATCGATGTCGAGCAGGATGGCCGACACCGCCGGATTGCCAATGGCGGCGTCCAGTTGCGCGGCGAGATCCGTGTAACTGGTCAGCCCCGACTCGGCTTCCAGCCCCACGGTGCGGCGCACCAGCGTGCCGTGAATCGGAATGACCGCCACACCGGGCGGTGATCCGGACGTGGCGCTGCTGTCACGCTGGGGCGGCGTGTAGCCGGGGGCGGCGGCCAGATTCGCCAAGCCGACCCGGGGTCCGAGCACGGCCAGGATCACGTCAAGTTTTGGGCGATGAATGGCCAGCGGCACGCCAAAGAGGCGCGCCGCCAGATGCGGCAGCAGGGTCATGGGAAGTCCTTCAGGCAGGCGATGGGCTGCCGGTTGGCGCAGCGCCGGCAGCGTTCGCGGTGGCCAAGCCACCGTCTTTCGATGTATGACGCGGGTCCGAGTCGAGGATCAGGCCGAGGTCGTCGGCGCGCTGGTTGTCGGCGGCGATCTCGCGGTCAACATCCTCGGCGTCGTAGCCGAAGGCCGAGATGGCTTCCGAGCGCGACATCAAGCCTGCGCGGATGGCCAGCAACATCGCCTTGAATTCCTTCTCCGGATCGACCCACTGCCAGCCCTGCGGAATCCACTTCACCGCGAGATACTGGCGACGGCGGGCAGGCCCGCCGCGTGCGAAGCCCGGCGCATCCAGCGCCCCGGCGAGCACGGCCTGCTTCATCCATGCCGCCCACACTGGGCGGCACATCTGATGCACCAGCACGCCGTGCTGCACCATCTCGCAGCGACGCCGGAACTCCAGCATCCCGGCGCGGATGGACGAGTAGTTGACGCCGGTCAGATCACCAGTCAACTGCTCGTAGGTGATGCCAATGGCGGCAGCGACTGCCCGGAACTGCGTGCGCAGGAATTCGGAATATGAACCGCCCACGTCGGCGGGATCGGAGAACTTGATGTCCTCGCCGGGCTCGAGAATCTGCAAGGTCCCAGGCTCCAGCCCGGCGAGGGCGATGCCGTCGCCGTCGGCGGGGCCTTCGCCCATCAGGTTGTCCTCGGGGTTCTGGCGCGTCACGAAACCCGCGAACATCGCGGCGGTTTTCTTGCGCACCAGCTCAGCGTCGTCGTACTGGTCGAGTTCGTTGAGTTTGACGAGCGCCCGCGACAACCAAGGCTCGCCCCGGATCTGGCCCGGGCGCAACACGCGGTACAGATGGATGATCTCGCGCGCATCCACGCGCACCGTGTCCATGCCGCCCTGGCCCGACATCGGGGCCAAACGCCCATCCTCGGGATGCGAGCGGTACAGGTGGTAGGCCACACGCCGACCCAGGCTGTCGAACTCGATACCCGATCGCACCACGTTGCCCGACGGCAAATCGGTGTTGAGGGAGATCGGCAGGTGTTCCGGCTCCAGAAGTTGAAGCTGCAGCGGCACGACCAGTCCGTCCTCCGGACGGCGTGGCCGCAGTCGGATCAGGCATTCGCCACCTTCGAGCATCGCCCGACACGCCAGCGCCTGCAGGCCGTAGAAATCGGTCTGTCCGGCGGCATCAGCTTCCTCCGTCCAGTCGCGCCAGAGGGCTTGGACTTCGGCCTTGAACCGTTCGTCGCCAGACAGGCTTTGCGGCTTGATGCCGGTGCCGACCGCGTTGGCCACGAAGGCTTCGATCCCGGCCTGCGCCCAGGCATTGCGGCGCACGAGGTCGCGGCTTTTGATACGCAGTTCGTTGCTGCTCGCCAGCATCGCGGCGACCGCGCCCGGGTTGCCGGGCATCCAAGCCAGCGAGCGACGGCCACGCCCAGCGGCTTCATGTACCGGCGAGGCACCGAACAAGCGGCGCACGGCTTGGGAGAACCAGGCCATCTCAGAACCCCTTGTTCGTGGTGACGCGGATCTGGCGCGGCGCACCGGGCCACAGCCCGGTGGCAGCCGCCTGTTCGAAGAGTTCGCGTTTGACCTCGCGGATCGCCGCTTTGAGCTCGTCGACCGAGCGGTACTCGACCGTCTTGTCGGCAAAGGTTACACGCCGTTCCCCCTTGGCGACTGCGGCTTCCAGTGCGTCGAGATGCGCTTGTGTGTAGGCCATCAGCGATACACCACGAGATTGACTTCGGAGGAGTCCGCAAAACTGGACGCGGCGGTCGTGCAGCTGATGTCGACGAATTGCGCGGTCTTGGCATCCGCCGTGGCACGCACCACGGCGATGCGTTGCTGGCCCGTGTCCACACTGCTGCGGGCGAGCGCTGTCCAGCAGTAGTTCGCGTCCGGCATCGGCGTGGCAAAGGTCACGCGGTAGCGGCCAGCTGCCGTCCGCGTCACGCTGGCGACGTTGTGCGATCCACGCACGACGATCTGGTTGCCGACATAGCCGAAGCACACCCAAGCCCGGGCAAGACCAGGGTGGGTCGCGTCGATCTTGCTAGCCACCACATCACCCACGCGCGCCGCCAGATCGGCCACGCGTTGAACCAGGGACATCAGACCAAGGCCCCGTCGAAGATCGCCACAAAATCGGTGTCGGTATCGCCAACATCACTGGCGGCCACCGCTCCGATATTGCTGCGGGCCTGCGCCTGCTGCGCTGCATTGAGCGTCTGCTCGCCATCGAATCGCACACGCAGGTTCACGGCGGCCAGCAAGGCATCCAGCCCACTGGTGCCGCTTTGCAGCAGTTGCTGGATCTCCACCAGGGTGTCGTAGGCGGCGTCCGCTCCACCGAGGATGTCGGCCTTGAGCGCGTCGAGCAGCGATGCGATCTTGTTCGACGAGTAGGTGGTGGAGGTGGCGATCTGGCTGTCGTCGATGGTGGTGGCGGACAGCACCGCCGCCTTCAGTTCGTTGATCGCCGCGACCAGGCTCGACTTGTCGGTGGTGGACAGGCTGGCGAGATTGCCTGCGGTGGCCCGGACGTCGTTGAACTCCTGGGCGACCCGGATGACCAGGCTCTCGATACGGGTAGCAAGACTCATGTTTTCTCCTTGGGTTGAAGGTGGCCGCGGTCAGCGAAGCCAACGGCTGCGGATGACGCGCCGACCGCTGTGGCGGTTGCCAGAAGCAGCGAGGCCACCGCGTTGGGTGGCCTCGTTCAATTCGATGTCATGGATGGGCGGCGGCTCATCCGGTGGGGGTGCTACCCCCAGTTGCCGCTCCAGTTCGCGCCAGTGGCGTTCCTCGAAGCGGTCCAGTCCCGCACTGGACGCGGCCGCGCGGGCATAGACGTAGCAGTCGAGCGCTTCATTGCGCTCGCGCATCTTTTGCCA